AATTTTTGAATGTTGTTAGAAATTTTTCGGATATTGTAGGAAAAAATTGACAGCGTAAAAATTGGAATTGGCAACTCTCAGCCACCCGCCGGTGGCTAACAAGAGAACAAGGGGCTCACACAGCAATAATCTTTATATAAGTATCCGTCGGATACAAACCCTGAGCCCCGTAAAGTTTTGGCTCGGTGAAACAGAGCCAAAACGAAGAGGAATTTGACGGACTATATAAGCCTGATCACCTTATATATGATCCGTTGAATTCCGCGAAAGCTTCCTGTGTATAAAAGGAAGCACACAGCAATAATCTTATAACTATTATTGTACCCCCGCTTGGGTACAGTAAATCAAGCTCTCTGATGAAAGAAGAGAGATTACAGCAATTAAAGTATGCTTTGTTAACTGGAGCCATCCAGTCTAAAAAACCTGAAACGAGGGCATCAAACAGCAACTAATTATTAAAGTTTAATAACACCAATGATGCCCGTTTTTCAGTCTGCCGCTATAGCTCAGTAGAAGAGCGCCACCCTTCTATAATATTTATGGTAGGTGGATGCCGTGGGTTCGACCCCCACTAGCGGTAAATTTTTCAATGTACGTAATATGGTTTAGACTTGCGGACATTTGAAACGGGCACCAGGGGTACCCGTTTCATTTATTAACGGTTGCGACTGATAGGCGGGTCCCGTTTTACTGTTGCACGCCGATGGGGGACCCTTGGTGCTCGGTGCTCTCCGGTAGATATTCACAACAGTTACCATTCGCCCGCTGAGCAGCATTGAGCGCTGTCATGGTTACGTAATTCAAGTGACCTGACGCATGTAAGATATTATTAATGTGTGCTTCGATTGCGACTAAGGCTTCGTGTTGACGGCGCACAGTACGTGGTGCTGTCGGACGCGGTTCACGTTCGCCAATAGCATCGTCTACAAGACGGTTCAGATCGATTAAACTCTCAATAAGACCATCGCTAATCTCGCTGACTAATCCACAGATATCTGCTGTGACAGCCGTAGACTTACAAGGATGGGCGGTGTGTTTCGCATCAAACGATAGTTTGTCAAGTGTCTTGGCTTCAGTCTCAAAGTCCTCGGCAACTTTGCGGAACGATTGGATATCTTCGGTTACGGAGGAATATGACATCTGATAAATAAGATGCGAAGGTGTCATTCTCCTAAAACCGGCGGAGCGTTTCAATTTTTTTGTCCCTCCACACAGAAAATCCATAATCTAGAGGGTAGCAGCAACCTTCATTAACGGTTAATAACGGTGAGTAGGTACACCGATTCGCAATATGGTTTAAAAATAAATGTCTCTATCCACATAGGTACAACTCCTCCCTCAATGTCATACGTTGGAGCAGGTTTTATCATTCTTTCACCCGAATGTACCCACACGCTGTTAGTCAATGATTCGCGCTCTAAAAAATGGGGATTTCCCAAAGGTCACCGAGAGGATTATGATAAAGACGATTTAGCGACAGCGGTCCGTGAATGTAATGAAGAAACCGGTCTTACAAACTCCGATTATAAAGTTCACAGTGAAGTATTCCGTGTAAGCAAAGGATCGCAATCGTATCTATTCCGGTACGCAATCCTAAAAACAGATATGAATAAGGTAAAAATTCATCCAGCACCGCCGAATGAAATTTCCGAATGCCGTTGGGTTCCTATTGCTGATCTAATGGAGGCAAATCATATTTACGACGGTAATAAATATCTACGAAATTGGATTTCCGATTTGAAGAATGATATAAGCAAAAAATCGGTACATATTTTTAAGAAATTATGCGTGATTAGACCACCGCACGAACCCATGAGTCCTAGCAATGTCGTAACTTGTCCCTAGTTTTTCAACCGCAATTTTATGAGCAATACGTTCACTCGGCGTCAGGCTTGCCATAAATGCGGCGACCTTTGGATCTATTGCTAACGAAGGGGCTGCCTGGGTTTCTAACAATGGAGTAGAAGTGGCGACGACCTGGGCGGGGGTGGTTGCCGTCGGCTTATGAAAGAACGCTTGGATAGAACCCTGTCCTGGCGGGGCAATAGTGACTTTTTTGGGCGGCATCTTGCCGTCGGAAAAAGACTGGGCAGCAGGGTTCATTTTTTTGTTTGCGGACTGTAGGAGATTTGAATGCCAACCGTTGACGCAATCGTGGCTGCGGCGAATAAGGGTCCCCCCTTATCGTCGTTTTCGCGCGGTACTAAAGTGAAAGGTGGAGGCAAAATGTCACTGCTAAAAGGGTACTCGTACGAATTGGAGGAAAATCCAGGCGAGGGGTTCGCTGAGGGGTTTAAGCCGGCTTTGACGCCGGCGGAGATACTCTTTATGGGGGCATTTGAGGGTAAGTACCTGAACGACTGTACCGACGAGTTCCCGCGGGAGTGGTTTCTGTATGCGGCGGCGGCGGGTAAGCTATCGCCGGTAGCGGATGTATCGGTCAATCACTTTAAGGTGGGCTCTCGGCAGCCACTGTCGGTCTGGAAGGAAAAAGGGTGGTCACCGGCACGTGGTCGGCACGTCGCTGCTGATACGGGACGGGCGATTCTAGCCGATTCTAAGCAGAACCCTGACGAGCGCGGATGGTTCCAGTGGTACTGTCGCTACTGGCTGGGTCGCCGTATTCCGGCACTAGATAAGGTCCAAATCGGTCGCTGGCGCTCCTTTGCGCGCCACGCTGGCTCGGTAAAGGCGCACTGCTCGCCTGGGGCTATTACGTGCTCTGTGAGGGAACGCCAGGCGTTACTTCAATGGGCATACAATCCGTTTATTTAACGGTCGCCAAACGTTTTAATCTTTTGTATATTGCCTCCAAAGTAATTGAGCACACTCTTCACCCAATCGGGTAGTTTTAGATTTTTATCATTGTTAATTTGTTCAATTAAACGGGGGGCATCGTTAAAGCACGCATCGTAGAAGAGTAGACCGCCGCCGAATGATATAATCAACTTATCGTCAAAATCAATACCGAAGTTATTATGGAACGTGAACCACTCTATAAATAAGAAAAGGGTGGTCTTAAAGATGATCTCGGTCAATATGTAAATCTTTGAATTTTTGGTTTGTTTCTTGAATAAAATCAGTACAAATTGAATAAGCAAAACAATTTTCATTGTGAAGAAAAATACTACATATGCCCTCATGTCTCCCTATTCGGGGAAACGGTTTATTTCATATCAGATACTGAAATGAAATAAGGATTACACCCAGCGGGAATCGAACCCGCGCCATGGCTTTGGAAGAGCCATATACTACCACTATACTATAGGTGTTTTTGCGAGTTTCCTCACAATATTCACTTTGCTAGGCGGCTTTAGACTGTTTTTTACCGTGTGTAAAACTTATAACCTACCACGGCGCCTACCGTACAGACTGTGGTACCCCACGCAATATCGGTGAGCGTCATTTCCATAGTATAATTTGTGAGTGTGGCAAAATTCGTTAAGTCATAAAATGCGTATAAAATGAAGCCAATGAGTGCACCCTTGAGCGCTGCATCCTTCGTATTTTGGGCGTCCTTTACTGCATAGAGAAAGACGGCTGCGGGGATAAGGAGATAGATAAGAATGGCAGGAACTAGTCTCGGGTTGATTTCTGACTTTTGAATCTTATAGAATAGATCGTTGTGGTAGTTGTATCTCAGGGTGAGCCAGCCGGCGTCCAAAAGACCCACGGCTAATGCAGATCCGACAATGGCTTCCACTGCGTTCATCGCTTCTTGTAAAGGTGTGTTGTTTTTATAAGAATGGAACTTGAAGGACTCGGTTGTTCGCTCGTTGGACGTGCACTCTATTGCTTTTGTAACGAACAGAATAGTTGGATTCCCTGGGAGTTCATATCCGGCTCCCCATACGCATGCCGCATTCTTGTCTGCGGAAGTGGAGTTGATACTCTGGAGATTGAGCACGACTGGACGTTCGTGGTTCGTCCTAGTGCCGCGGGCAAGGAATGGTCATGCCTAGCAACTATCATAAAAGGTATGAGCCAGGGGCTCGGTGTTACTGGCTCGGTGCTTATTGTGTTTGGTGTTGGTGCACCTAAGGCACCGCCTGGATTTCTAACATTTATGGATGGAGTACTTGGTGAGGGACGGATACTTTTGACGCGCGTATGGCTCGGCGAGCATATTGAAATCCCTGCGATTCCGGATGCTATCTTCTTTCCTGTCGGCGTGCCGGCACATACAATGTACGATATGATCCATCGCCTGCCGGCACGGGGCGGTCACGAAGGATTTTCAATGGTAGGCGATTGGTCCCTCATTGTCAAGGCGACAGCGGAGCAGGGGTTGGGCTTGGTAGTCAGCGATATTGGGGAATCGCGGTGGTCGTTGTTCTGGCATAAAATTGCCGATTCCGATACCGAAACAGATAGTATCCGTTTTCGTAAAGGAATGCGTCTTCTGCGGCTAGGAACGCATACTATGGAACGCTGTAGTTTAACGGTCTAGTGGAATAGCTTGAACGATCCCTTCTTCGCCTTGAAGCCCGCCTTGACGAGGTGCTTGAGCGCCTTCTTGCCCGCCGCCGACGCCTTGCGGCTCACAATGCGACCGTGCTTGTTCTGCTTGAGCGCGTTACGGGTCAGACCGCCGGACGTGTGGTGCGCAGTGCCGTGCCAGACCTGCGCACGGGTGCCAACGCGCGCCACCTTGCCGCCCGCCACCTGCGCGTTATTGTTCTTCTTATTCTTGCGCGTGCGGTTCGCCATATCGGTTTCTATCTAAATAGAAGATTTTTCTCAAGTACGGAGCAAGTTTTATCTTTATGAGTGTTCGCCTTGAGAACCGTCTTCTCAATCCAGTGTTCTAGGTCCGCAAGTTCGTCTGTAGGATCCAAAGAACGGGCGTGCTGTAAGGAAATAGACGACCGCTGATTATAGAACTCACGGTCCTGCTTGAGCTTACGCAGCGTCTTGACCCACTCGGCGAGATTGGTACGGTCGCAATACAACGCAGCGTCACCACAGCACTCCATTAATCCAGGAGTGGGGCTTACGACAAGGGGGATACCGGAAGACATTGCCTCTACCGCTGTACGCCCCCACGTCTCCTCCTTGGAAGGCATAATCATAACCCACGTCTGTGCATAAACATCCTTAATCTGTGTTGTATGCTCAATATACTTGAGATTCGGGAGTGTTTTATCAGTTATCTGCTTGCGATATCCGCCAATAATACCTAGAAACTCCTGCTCGGGCATTGCCTTCGCTAACTGTATAAGAAGTGGTCCACCCTTGTTCTCATTCACATTACTCAATGTGACGTACTTTGCCTCCTTCTTCGGCTCGTCAAGATGGCTATGATAGATACCATATTTACGATAGTCTACTGGCGGTCTTACAATACGTAAAAAGTCTTTTGGTAGATCCTTTCGGGAGGCTTGTAAACTATGCGAATTGAAAATCGCCCACTGCCGCCCCTTCAAACGGTCATCAAACCAATACGGTCCGACTGCACGGACATAGTTATCCGTGTGTACCCACTCTAGGAAAGGTATTCCAAACTTATGGGCAATCCATAGGGATTGCTTGCGGTAAAAATAGGAATGGCTCATCAAGACATGTGTATCTTTTAGGAGTTCAAACAAGATTTGAGTATTATATAAGTCAAAACAACGGACCCCCTCGTAAGTCTTATTCGGGTAACCAGGCGTGCCGACCCAAATATCGTACAAATATGGTTTTCTCAGCAGATGCTTGTTCATCGTATGTGCGCAAATCTCAGAGCCCGCATTGACGAATGGCACATAATCGTGTAGAATCCAGAGTACACGAATACGAGTGCCAGGTGAATCTATAGTATCCCACGTCGGCCAATTTTCGTACTCAATAGATGCTGCCTTTTCGGAGGAGACAGTCAATACGTGTTTTGAACGGGCATCCCCAAACAGAAGAAGCACCACAAATACGGCGAGAATATACAACCATATTTCTGTATTGTACTTACCCATTCCTTAATTTGGCATTATATTTTGCGTACTTGCATCCGCATCTTTCTTTGATTTAATTGGTGTTATGTACCAGTTATCCAGTAGTTTTGTATTATAAGGAGTCCTGGTGTTCAAACAATGAAGTATGTAGCGCATCATTCGGTAGATATTCCATTGGTCGGCTACGCCGGCAAAATGCAGTAGAAAATCGCCTGGCTGGAAAAGACGGGCAGTCGGATCCGTTGCTAGATTTTTCGGACCGAACAAGTAGGAATTGAAAAGGGAGTGATTTGTGATAGTTTCAATCTTCGCGGCGTCCTGAGGATTCTGCTCCGCCGTGTGTATCATCGCCTTATTCTCCCACCAAATATGGTGAATAAACTGCGTCTGCTGGTAGGTGCGCGCGATGAAATCCTTGAGCCAGGTGGACTTGCCTCGTAGGAGCATATTGCCTGAATTGAGATTTCCACATACATCTCGGGTCCATAGTAGATCTTTGTTTTTTGGTAGAAGCGGAAGGACGTGAGTTGTCAGAGGGAGGTCAGGGTTTGTAATAATGACATCGGCATCGGACCAAAAAAGGTAATCGTACTGGTCAATGTAGTTTAGGATAAAACGGAGTTTTGACCAAGGGATGGGTCGGCTGCGGTCCCACACCTCGGCGCCGCCTACATGAAAATCGTATCCATGCTTTTTCGCATACATTCGCTTCGTTTGGAGACCTGGTTCCATCGCCTTCGTATAATCGGCTCCGATGACCATCGTGATAATTGCAATTTTTGGCTGCGCTGTCATTTGGCAAAAAATTGAAGGTGCCTTATTGAATTATATAATTCTCACACAATGTCCTTAAATAATTCCATTGAATGTGTCGCGTCTATTCCTTCTGTTGTAAAATATGTTAAAAATACTGATGGAGATTATGTATGTCCGCATAATGGCTGTGGAAAGATTGCGCAAAAGCAGAATACTATGCATTATCATATTATGAAAAATCATAGTACAAAGTTACCTTTTGAATGCAATCGGTGCGAGAATCGCCCACAATTTCTACAGCGCTGCGGGTTTATGAATCATCTAGCAACGAAGCATGCCGATACACCTAAACTCACTGAGAAAGAGAAGGAGATTCTAGGTGGTGTCACCGAAAATCCTGTTATTAGCATTTCCTTCAAATGTCCGCATACCGGCTGTAATCAGAGTACAAAGACGAAATCTAATATGTTGATTCATTATGCGCGCACACACGCAACCGAATGGATTCCAGCTTACGTTCGTGGTGTAGAATGTACAAATTGTAATGTAAATTATTCGTCTTCCTCCGCATATCTATATCATAGTATTACATGCTTTAGAGATTTTGCATCAGTTGATCAGTTAAACATCATTTCGCGAATTAGGTAAAGCCCGTGGTAACCTATTGCCGAAAATCCTAGCAGTAACATCATCTCAAAATAACGGCGGCTTGCATCCTTTTTCAAGTATCCTAGAATGAGCAGGAGCGGTGCAACGAGCAAGATATGAATCCAGTTAACCCATGCACTATGACCATCCTTGAGCTTCAGATACGCTTTATAAGAATGGTAGAATAGAACGACTAAGCCTAAGAGACCGACTGCGGTAAATACGTGCTCAGGAACATTTTCACGCTCTAGTCCTACATAAATAAATAAAGGTCCTACTGCAAGAAGATGAAATAAATGGCGTGCTAAATCTGGGACTGACATCACTCTAAAAAATGATAGGTATTTTCTTTTTCTGGTTAGATGATAAATGGGGATCTCCTTATTCTGTGACGGATCGGCTCGGAATAATGGTCGTGTAGGGGCAAAGGCGGGATTTGGTGTTCATATTTGTGATGGTAATACTGTTGTTCATCAATATGCGGCTGCCATTCCGGGGTCCGAGCCACAAACAAATCAGCGTGCAGAGCTGAAGGCTTTGGAGTTTAGTATTAAGTACATTGCAGATGGACGGATTTCTGGGGCGACCATTTATACCGATTCAAAGTATAGTATTGATGTGCTCTTGAAGTGGTGCGAAGGGTGGGAGCGGAAAGGGTGGCGAAAGGCGGACGGAAAGCCCGTCCTACACCAGGACATTATTCAACCGATGTGGTTAACGTGGAAAAATATTCGTGCGGTGACGTCTATGGTTCACGTACCGGCTCATACCAGCGGGGTTGACTTTGCTTCACGAGGGAATGCCGAAGCGGACCGGCTCGCCACATCTACAACCGAATAGCCAATATCATAATTTTTTAATGGTATAAGATAGGATGAAGCCCCAGAAGCTTGCTAATTTTATATTATTTATCGTTGTTCTCGGATTTGTAGGAGTCGTCTTATATCGTATGCTTACACCCTACAGCTCCGCACATATTGACGATATTTGGGTTATTAATCTTGATAAGGATACGGAACGATGGAATCATATGCGCGATATCACCACCCGATTGGGCGATATAGTACACCGTTTTTCGGCAATGGATGGACGGACGATTACCGACCGTGAGCAAGTCCACCCTGAGGGCGTGGGCTATTATTTTACCTTAGTACGAGGAAAGCACGATGATATTGTGAATAAGGGTGTAGTCGGCTGCTGGCTCTCTCACAAACGTCTCTTAACACATTTAGCAACCCTTGATCATCAACACGATTACGGGCATTTGATTCTAGAGGATGATGTTCAATTGCCAGCAGACTTCTTATCTGGACATGATGCCTGGACCCATATTTCCAAGAATATACCTGGTGATTGGGATATGGTCTATCTAGGAATGGGTGGCAACGTACAAGGTACCCCGATTGCTGATAACATTATCAAACTTTTGCCCAATAAAAAGGAACAATATGGTACCTACGCCTATTTAGTGAAACACGGTTCTATCAAAACTAAGTTTCTACCTGCTCTCCGTTTTATGACCGATGCTATTGACGAACAGTATAATACACTCTTCGGTGATATCAATGCCTATTGCATTCGCCCTTGCATTATTGATGTTCATAGTGAAACAAGCGACAAATCAAGCATTAATATTATTAATTAATTATTCACATTTGACTTTACCGCAAGATCATTATTGTATCGTATGACGGTTGGGTCACATATATAAATATTCCAGTTCTCTGCCATCATATTATAGTGAACATCAATCTCATTTGTCATGTGTTTGATGCTCGGTAAAATCTTCGTCTTGAGCGCACCGTGGCGCACAAGATAGGCGTGCGTCCCCCAGTTGCCCTTATTATACGTTGTTTTCATCTTCTTGATGCCAGGTGCTACATCAGTACCTACAATCGGCTTCTTAATGCCTAGAAACACCATATCCCAATCGGCTGGAATATATGCTGAAATCTTTGACCATCCATCTCTACCCGTTAAGAAATCAGCGGGAAACTCGGCATCATCTTCGCAAATAAGATGCCCTGTATCGTTACATGTATGCTGATTTGCTAAATATGTAAGAATCCGTTTATGCGAAACCCAGCAACCTACCGCGCCCGCATTTGGCGACGTAATTCTATCGGTCTTTCCATCTTTCTCAAAATCGCGAGACATTGTTACAACATAACCCACACCATATTTTTGTGCCTGATCCCGTGTAAGATCCTTACCATAGGTAGCCGACCATCTATTCACTTTATTACTGAGATGGCGCGTCTTTCCCTGAATATTCTGCCAGCGTTCTGCGTCCTTATCAAGGTTAATTACCCAAATATCGTCAATAGTAGGCGTCTTGAATGGCGAAAAATAGCCAAACCAGTTCATAATGCCTAACAGTATAGCAAGGGTCAATACAAACATAGCGAGAAACAGCCCCGTTCCCTTCATAGGCTTAATTTTCGCCATCCTTACATTGGCTTGGGATTATTTTCTTACTTTAGCAAAGTCTTGAGATACTCCGCCGATTCTAACGCTCCCTCCATCCAAGTCTGATTTAAGCTAACTGACTCGCCCGTCAGATAGAGATTCGGCTCAGGATTATGCGCAATCTTGGATGCTTCCTCTGGGCTATAATCACCAGGGAGCCAATATGTACATCCGTTCGGCCACTCATGCTTCTTCAAATACGTTGGTTTTGTCATTGTTTTATCGGGAAAGAGTTTCGTAAACTCCTTATGAATAGCATCTTCCAACGCATCGCCGTCTAACTTCTTCCAGTAATGCGTATCATCCCCATCCGTATACGAAATCATAATCAAACCTGTTTTTGGATTAATAGGAATAATAAAACGCAAAGGACCGTCCGTCACTACCTTTTCCTTAATATCTAGCGGCGGCTGGTAAATCGCATAAATACGAGTTAAAGCACCTGTTGCCAATTGTTTCATCAATGGCATATTTTTGAGAATACTAAAGTCGCTATATCCGCAACGGCACGTTGCAATAATGACTCTAGATGCTTGAATTTTGAAGGGTCGCTGGTTCGCCTTCTTGCCACGGAGTCCTGTGATTTCAAACAAATCGGGAGCAAGTCGGCTGATATTCGTCACTTGGTGGCGGTTTTTGAGCTTAGCACCGGCTTTCTCAGCGGCGGCGGCAAGGTGTGTTGTAATTGCGTCCAGCCCTTCTACGACTCCGTAATACTCCGCTGGTTTGTCGGTTCCCATCGGTTCCTTTGGGGCAAAGAGAGGCAGGGCGACATCTGCGCGCATTAGATTGAATTCCGACCAGTAAGGATAATACTTGAGGACGGAGGATAATTCTTCTGGAACAAGTTCATTTACGGTGTGCTTGGCAAGTATGTCGGCGGGTAGGGATTGTAAAATGTGCCTGACGGGTTCAAAAAGTTGTAGGAAGGGGTTTGGGTGCCCGTTTGGTGTTGTACTTTCGGCAGAGATTGGATAGGTATGAAGTCCGAATCGTTTGACCAGGTCGCCGACATGCTTATGTTCATGAAAGATGCGACCGGCTCCAATTTCGTATTGAATATTCTTGGATTTGTCTCGGTAAGTGACGACTCTGCCGCCCCACGCCCTATATTGTTCCAACACGAGCACATTAGAATTGCCGGATTTCTTGGCAAGAAATTCGGCAATAGATAAGCCAGCCAGACCACCACCAATGATGATAGTCCGCCCCACATTCATTTACTTACTTATTAAAGAGATTCAATCCACCGGCAAATTTCCTCGGTGCTGCTACTTTGGAGCTGATCTACGACCTTCTTTGGTCGGAATGCCATAAAGGTAGGAAAACCTCGGACGCCACAGAAACCGGCGGTATAATCATTGACCGTATGCTCGCACTTCCAGAGAGTGAGTCCCTTGGCGGCTGCTGCCTTGTCCACCTCTGCGAGATTGATACGTTTACAATATCCACACCAGTTGGCGGTAAAATATATGAGAAAGGTCTTATCGGACTTTCGCATACCATCAATGGCTACAGCGTTTGGATCCGCCAGCCACATCGTCTCAAAATCGTTTTGTGAATCTAGCATCTTCATCCGTATTGTTTACTAATAATATCATAAAATCCTTTTAGACCTCCTGCGAGAACAACTGCGGTAAGAACACCGGCAATAGCAGGACCTGGACCGCCGCTAAATTCGTTGCGCGCGCCACCTGCCTGTCTCGGGTGAACGGGCTCAAAGGCAGTCTTCGGCTCCTCTACCGCCGATGGGGCGTGGACTGTTGGCATATTTGCTACATTTGATGGCGGGAATTCTGTTGGTGCTGGTGCTGGTGCTAGTGCTGGTGCTGGTGCTGGTGCTGGTGCTAGTGCTGGTGCTAGTGCTGGTGCTGGTGCTGGTGCTGGTGCTGGCGCCATTTGTGAAATTGGAATGCCCACACCTACTGTCGGCACTCCTGTTATCTCCGTAGGGAATCCATACTTTGCCATTCCAGGCATTGTAGGAGGATCGGGCAATTCAGGCATCTTCGCATTGAGCGCCGCTACTAAAGCCGGTGTCATCAGAGGTGCTATAATATCCTTATACATTCCACTATACGATATTTGCGGTATAGATATCGTCGGTAAACTATCAAAGAATCCTGGCAACGGATGGTCTGGATCAACTAAATGATTCACTAAAAATGACTTACCGCTGATAGGTTTCTCAAAGAAGAAACTAAACGGCAAAGGCGCTGCAATACCATTTTCTAAAATCGTCTTAGTCATAAAGAGCGCATGGAAACTATCCCAAAGAACCCATAAGAATCCGAAGAGGAATAAGAATATGTTAAATACACTGAGAACCTTTGCTATACCTTGCCAAAACTCACCCATATAAAATTTATCCGCGCCTAAAAATCCGAAAAAGACCGCTAAGAATGCGTAAAGAATGTACGACTTCTCCGCTATGTATTTCTTAGGATCCGCATCGGTTTTCGGCGATGTAAATACTCCTCTGCCAATGCCACAAATCCAATCAAACGGTGATGTGAGACCCTCCTCGCGTATCTTCTTACCATCATATATAACCTGGGTAACATCCCAAAAATACCATAGTCCGAATGTACATACATTTAAAAGGATTTTCATCATACCTGTATGAAAACTACGTAAGTAAAAGTGATCCATTCCAAGTAGTCCAAACAATATTGAAAGAATAGCAAAGACATAATAATTTCGGTCAGCGTGTTTCCACGTATCTACATCCGAAATATGATGAGGATTCTTGCCTCCACTATATTCTGTGCTTGGTCCTGATTCTGATTCCGATTCTACAGAAGGCGCATTGCTTGATGTAGGTGGCGCCGGTGGAAACGGTGGCGCCGGTGGAAACGGCGGCACCGGTGGAAACGGTGGCGCTGGTGGCGCTGTTCTCACTCCCTCAGTAGTCAGACCATCGGACGACATCTCTAATGGTTTTTATCTTAATTTATACAGTGAATAGAACGCCGCCCAAACCGGCAACAATACGTAGCACATTGTAATTTGTTGCATAGGTTGTAACACCAGCAGGGTACGATTGTACCTGGGGATTCATCGTCAGTTGTAGCACGATAGAATCCAAACGACTACCGTTACAAGTACCCATAGGTTGCTCTACCTCCGGGGCTAAACTGAATGAATATACATAGATAAAATCGTTGGGAATGGCTGTATGACGTTGCCAAGGTTGCATTAGACGGAAATACTGTGCGGACTGCTCCTCAAAACGGTCATAACCATCAAACTGAAGAAGCGCCGTAGCAATAATATCCAAATTGGGAATACCAGTCTCGTTTAACATACGGCTGCCGTAATTAAACCATTCGTGTGCCTGGATCATACGATCCTCATTTACTACCCATAACATTTCCTTAATCGGATTATTGAAGACCAGGGGAACCGAAATACGCGTCGTATTGAGCGGAATACTATAACGCTTCTGTTGTTGCACCTGCTCAATGAGATATTCGTGGCGCGAAGAGACGAAGCGGCGACGCTCCTCCGTATCAAGATAAATGTAGTCACCCCACATCACCATGTCTGTAATGGCAACCGGTGTCTGTGTGAGTTGTGTTGGGCAATTCGGACTATTATTTAGGATTGCGTTCTCTAAGCTATTGCTGAATACCATATCATTGCCATTCTTGAGACGGATATAGAAGCGTACCGGCGTCGCCTGGAGCGCAATAAGCGGCAAAGCGAGACCTGGATTCTTACAAAACCAGAAGTCTAGTGGGACAAGGAGATTTAGCGGTCCTGACTGCGATGTGTCGTTAAATACCTCTTGGGTTCCCGTCATAAAATTAATACCATCCTTCTTTGACCCCGGTGTAGTTAACTGTGTCCAAAGATACATCCATTCACCGTAATGACGGTCCACTTCTTGCTGACCAATCCAAATACTGATATAATCAATCATCGCATAGCCAACGCCATTCACCCAACTGACTGAATTTGTAATCTGCGCGTAGTTTGTAGGTTGTTCGGTGATAACGCCCTGCGGATAAGGTTGCGGTCCCGCCGGCGTAATCTGCGGTAGATTAATCTGCAAATAGACCTGCGATAAGAGGTCGCCCTGTCGCGGCACTGTTACCGTTATAAGCTTTCCAAAATCAAATGCGGAATCAAATGGAATGCGCTGGGTCTCAATACTGAAATTTGTATAGCGCCGATACACTTGTTTGAAAAATGTCGTCTGTGGATTACCGGAAAGATAGATGTCTTGCCGTCCGGTAGCGACTAACTGTAGAAGCCCTCCTGAATTGGACATGGTACTCTTACTCTACGTCTATAAGTTGTTTTTAGATGCTGCGTATTTACACAGCCGGTAAAAATGCCCAATAACGTTAGAATGGCGTATCCTACGGGAGCGAATTTAAACAATTTATTGCTTCAGCAACTAAGTTTCCGTACCGGTGGAAACTATCCTATTTCATCACTTTACACGCTCTATGCGAATGGTCAAGGTCAGACCTACTGGAGCAATAGTGTGAATCCTGATTCGCTCTCTACATTGAGTAGTGCGGTTGGCAATGCTATTTTAAGCACATATGTTGAGTTAAGTACACTTATTCACGATATAGGTGGCAGTACAATTGTTGCTGAACTTAGTACCTTTGAACATTATACTTATTCGTCTATTAGCACATTGTTTTACTATCAAAATATCTTATTGGCACAATCTACAAATCTCAACTATGCGTTTTTATCTACAGCGAACTCCTTTCAGATCCAACTTGATTCGTACTATCAAAGTACATTAAACGCAACAAATAGTACAGTAAGTGCTTTAGTCGGATTTTCATCATTTTATCAATTAATAAGTACTCAAAATTCATCGTTTGCATATGCGTTATCCTCTATGAGTACCGGTATTGGACTTCAAGATGCTATAACCTCTACACTCTTGATTAATTATATAAATACTGGACTCTATTCTACGTCACAATGGACTTATGCTCAAATATCTTCTCTCACATCTACATCAGCAACGAAAACCCAATTAGGAGCAGTAAGCACCTCCATAAATTACGCACTACTCAGTACATCAACCGGTTTGTCTACTGAAATTAATAATTTAAATGATGATATAGCGTTAAATAGTACATTCATAAATTATTCCCTACTAAGCACATCTGATAATCTATTAACAACCATTGATACTTTGTCTGGAGAGCTTTCCTATCTTAGCACTGGATTAATATCACTTTCGGGTGAAGTGAGTAGTTATCAATACTATAATTTAAGTACAATTTCATCATTATCACTCCAAGTATCTACATTAACTTCTCTTACGAATACAAATACTGCTGAATTATTTAGTCTCAATCAGCAAGTGAGTGTTATTACAACAAGTAGTATTTTAGAAGGCATTTATTCAACATTCATTCAATTAGAAGCATATACAGTAGAACTTTTTTATGCATTAGAATTGTCTACAATGTTATTCTTAGAAAGTACAAATACAGCTTATGTTGAATTCTCTCAATCATCAATTAGTGGACTAGAAGTACAACTTACATCTACATTTGATAGCTATATTTCCACATTAATATCTACAACAAACCAGTCTATATACACTCTCTCTGGTGAAATATCAACGACCGCTGCCGGTGCGAGTGCCATTGTCTCATCTATCAATGGTGTACAACTGATTCAACTCAATTCTAGCAATTTTACGGGCTCACTTGATTTTACAAATTATCGTAATTTTATAGTTCAAGTCAATGATATTGTGGATTTAGCCAACAGCACCTATAGTGTATCATTTGACCCAACCACTCTTGGCAATATAGCCTTACAACAGGGTGTCATTATGCTTGATATTAGTACAAATACCCAAGACTATACACAAAATAATAATAAACTTGCTCTGAATTTGAATAGTTGGAACACTATTAATACTCCTACTTACACTATATTTCCAATGCTTGCCAATAGTGCATATAAGATGGAATATATCTACAGTGTCTATAATAATAGTGTTTACACAAGTCTTGTTAATATATGGCCATACCAAAATACTTCCAACCTAATAGTTTCATCTATTGATTCCAACCTGGCTATTGACCCAACAAATATCAATATATATTCTACAGGAACAGTGCTTGAAATTGACTGGGATATGTATCTGTTCAGTACATTTGTGACAGGATTCTCCTCTTTTGTCAATGTGGATGTAGATATTAGCGGTGTCCTTATACAAACCTTCGGTCCCTATTCCTACAAACAAAGTACCATTCAAATTGCGATGCCCGACGGAGGCTATGCGCCAGGAACACCTGATGCGCCCGCTGTTTTTAAATCATATGTTGTAGGCGAGCCCGCAAATGCCTCTATTGTAAATGGATTTGCCGCTTACCCGTAATTTTCTAGAGAAATAGTAAATGGGGGCAGCGGCTTCTACTATATCCGCAATTGCACCGCGCATTATCATTCCAACTTTTTTTATAGGTCAAAAGGTGAGACAAGGTGGGGCATTAGATAGTATTGCCGTCTCGTCCGCTTTTACTATCCTTTTCGTTACCTCCGTAATTGCAGTATTTTCGGCAACACCGGCATTATCCATTATTCCTACCATAGCCTGTCTTGGATATTCACAAATTATGGCACATCCCGAAGAGGCAGACCGCTGGCGTCATAGTGACTGGCTCCTCACCACCCCCCTGATGTTGTTTGCGCTTCTCTATGCGAACGATGTATCTATTTCAGTTATTTTGCCGATGGTGGCGTGTGATATTCTGATGATTCTCGCCGGCTATCTTGGCACAAAGACCAAGGATCCTCTAGAGTCCAAAGGATACTTCGCCCTCGGCGTGCTCGCCTTTTTGCCGATTGTTGCGATTTTACTCCAGCAAACGAAGAACAAGATGGCTGTATATCTAACACTGGCTGTCTGGTCCCTCTATCCTGTAGTTTACTTTGCGCAACAGAATACGTTAGTTGAAGAAAAATATACAACGATTGCTTATGCTGTTATGGACTTAATTGCAAAGGTAGGCTTAGTATCACTCATACACATTTAGGAGGCGGGTTAAAGGCTAATCACTTAAGAAAAATAACTGGTAAAATGGAGGCGCGCCATCCAATTACTGGAAAACCGATACGTATCTTACGCTCTGAGTCGCATATTACCTCAGACCGTAAAAATCTGCTATGGGCTCGCGCATCATTCCGCAAAGGGACACGATGGGGTTTGTGGCACTGTGTTGTGACTGAACCGGCGGCGGTAGAGATTGTAGGCGGTGAGGCACTTGTTGCGGTTGTGCTTGATGCGAATGCGGATCTTGACGCCTGGATGGCTGTACTGCCGGCTGTGCTTTCTGACAAATCAGAATGTCTGGTTGTAGGTCCATCGGCGATTATGGAGGGGCTTGAGAAGCGTGGTCTACGGTGGGAGCATACTCTGATTGTAGAGGAACTCCACGATAACTACCCATTTTTGGGGGAGCCGGTAAGGGTTGCCGACTCTACCGAGAAGGTGATTCTCTGCCTGGCGCATCTGCTACGTATGAATGTAGTCACGTGGTCGTCGGCTAGCGTGCGTGATGAGCTGGATCTCGGTGCGCGTATTGTCTACGATGCATGGGAGCGTGCCATTGAGGGGGCGAAGATCGTTAAGGTTGCCGCGGATGCCGACGACTCGGTTATTCCCCAAACCTGGCTCATTCAGCAATACTTTCGGCATCCTACATCTCGTCGCGCGCGCGAGATTCGTCTGTGCTTAGAAAAGAATATAGAGTGTCCGCTAATTGACCATATTCTATTGCTAAATGAAATAGAGTTTACGGACTTGCCGACGAGTGAGAAGATTCAACAGGTTGTTATAGGTCAGCGACTACGTTATTACGACGTCTTTATGGCAATCAAGGACCGAGTGCCCGCAGGAGCATTCGTTATCTTCTCCAACTCCGATATCTGGTTCAACATGACCCTCTCATATCTGTGGAAGATTTCTTTAGCGGAGAATCGTCTATTTCTAGCCCTGCTACGGTGGGAAGATAAGGGAGTAGGCGGCGGAGCATCACATATTTTTGGTCCACGTGCCGACTCCCAAGATACGTGGATTCTTGCCCGTGATTCTATGAATTTTACACCGACCGAAGAGGATCTTGGATTTCCGTTTGGTCAGTCCGGCTGCGACAATGTACTCACCATTGTAATGCTACGGCATAAGTTTCTCATCGTAAATCCCGCCTATTCTATCAAAACGATGCATCTCCATAATTCCAACATTCGCAACTACGAACCTAAGGATGTGCTTTACCGCCCTGCATTTCTCTATATTGACCCTACTCCCATTCAGTCTATGCGGGTCTGTAAAGACTTGGGGTCGGTGGGAAAACTACCCGTTGCACTAGAGTCTATGTGGAATCGTACAGCATTCCGTAAGTCGTTTCCACGCCCTATACTAGGAGTCAGTGAAAATACTTCTAAGGCGATTTGTACTATGTTACGGCATACGGCGGAGGGGGAGGGTGTAGACATTTACAATTTCCAAGCCGGCGAGCAGAACATGTATACACCCGCGCCTGAAGCGCTGCCTCTCTATCACTTTACGGGTAGCATTTTTGTAAATCGTCAGGGTTTGATTAGCTCGTTCAAGGATATCTTTGTCGGTCCGCATAAGGAGTGGGTGAGCGCGTGGGAGGCGGCTCGTGTGAGCAATATGATGCCATCCATTCATGTACCATCTATTATTTCCATTCCTATTAAGGATGAGTGTAAGACTACACTCAGTCAATGGATTCTATACTATCTGCCTAAGGTTCTAACAATTCGTCGGTTACTCAAATCGTGTAATCTGACGGTGCCTGAGTTTTTAGTTCCTCAACTTGCCGATATTACGCCGTTTCTCCGCGACTGCGTATGGTCGGCAAGCGAAAAGGGCAATATCACTCTTGTACCGATGATGGATGATATGAATTACTATTCAGAAGATGTATGGGCGCTGCCGCCTTCTACGGAGCATTCGCTGGTTAGCGCCGAAGATATTATGCTACTCCGCGAACTGCTTGAGTCGGTTGAAGAGGAGCCTGGTATGCCAGTTGCGGTCTTTTGCGTAGATGACGATCCTAATGCGGTTTGTACACGCGAATGGGCGGAATCGGTTGCCGAATATATCTTTGCAAAAGGTTGGATTACTCGGTATGTCTCGGTGACCGATACGCCGGCAGTGCGGCGCAAAGCATTCGCCAACGCTTCGTGGATTTTTGGCTCTGCCGCCTCCTCTGGACTGGACTATATGTGGCTTGCGCCCGCCGGTGCCTACGTAATGGAATTCAATCCCGCCGATGCGCCTCGTGGCGATCGTATCCATCTTGCCGGTGCTGCGCAACTCAATTACGTGGGTGGTCTTATTCAGCGTGAGCCGATTGAGATAAGTCGGCAGAATGCTCTACTGGAAGTAGGGGCGGCGATCAAGAAGTTCGGCTTCAAGGATATGCTCAAGATCGTGCGCGATAAGACGGCAGCGGCTGGCGGTGTCAAGATACCTCGTATTCTGGTGCCCAACGGCGATGCACTAGAGGGAATATGGTCCCATAGTGGCGATACCTTCCGTGAAATGGTAGATATTTGGGCGGAGCGAGAATATGTCACTGTGGAAAAGACCGAAACGAGTGGATATTGCTGGTGGGGTGCGATTGGTGAAGTGCTACTTTATGACCGTCCTACGCCCCGTTGGTGGTCGTCGCCACCTTCATACCAGATGGCAATGTTCGGCAATTGTGCGCCGCCTGGTCCTGATACGCATCGCCTACGTCAGTCTCTATGGGGATTCTGGCCGCGCTCACCTCGCGCTATTGAGACGATTGTTGCCACAAAGAAGAATCTCATCGGATATAACAAGCGTAATATTACATCACTGTTCCTAGGCAAGATTGAGAATGGTGTACAGCAAAAGAATCGTACTAAGTATGATTGGAGCAAGTGTGTGGAACTCTTCTCTATGCCGATTGATTCCACCGGCGCACCTTACCCTTACACGCAGACCGAATATCTGGATAAACTCTGCCATGCGCGATTTGGTCTCTGCTTACCAGGCTTCGGTCCCAAGTGTAACCGCGAGATTGAGTACTTTGCTTGTGGCGTTGTGCCGATCGTAACAGACGGTGTGGATATGAAGAACTACCTCGTGGCGCCCAAGGAGGGAGTCCACTATTTTAAGGCGTCTACACCCGAGGACGTTAAGCGCATTGTGAAGGAGACATCGGCGGAGACGTGGTCAAAGATGTCCGTTGCGGGTCGTGAATGGTGGCAGTCGTATTGCTCGGCAGAGGGACTCTTTCGGCTCACCTGGACGCGCATTGAACAGTGCCGACCATTCTTCAATGTCGGTATTCCTAAGTTGTTTCCTTTGCACTGAGGCGGGTCTAAACCTATTTCTGTAAAGTTCATGTAATGGACTATACAAAAATAGCGAATGAGCGTTATTCGGCGGGAGTATTTATCAATAAACCTGCTGACGGTCCGTCTATTGAGGTTATATTGAATAAAACGTTTGTAGATAAGGTGCCGTTTATATCTGTAGTTATTCCTATTTACAATCAGGAGGGCATTATTGAACGAAATCTACGTTCGGTGTTAGAAACTATAACAGAGACTCCTTATGAAATGATTCTTATTCTTGATTCATGCTCCGATTCAAGTGAAGATAAGGTTCTCGGCATTTTTATGGATGGAGGATTGCCTGCTCTTCTAACAAATGTGGTAATGATGAGGTCATTGGCACCGCTCTTTGAGACCGCCGCCGATAATCTCGGCTTTCTCTGTAGCCGTGGCGAGTATATTTTGGAGATTCAGGCAGATATGCTGATGGTGGAACATGGGTTCAATATGACGCTTCTACGCCCGTTTTTGAAGTTGAATGAGCCACTCATTGCAGTAAGTGGTAGGTCTTGTCACGGATTGACCTATAGTGAAGGCGTTGGCAAAATGGGGGCAGCGGTAGAGGCGCCTCTTAATGCGTATCTTGACCGTGGAGTTTTGTATGTTGGCGAAACGTGTAATCGTGGTCCTATTATCCTTCGGCGAAAGATGGTAGAAGAACTCGGATATTTAGACGAAATTAATTACTTCTTGGACTACAGCGAGCACGACCTATTTACGCGGGCGCGGATACTGAAATCGTGGCTTTGCGGATACGCTCCAATGGAATTCATATCACCGTGTAGTGATGGCTCTACGCGAAAGCCACGTGATCCAGTAAACCAGGCAGTATTTGCTGCAAAATCGGCAGTCTATGACCGCCGTCAAGGATTTATGTATAAGTGGCTGGCAAATTCGCCTGAGCCGTTCCCCATTCGGATTATTCCAATCCAATAAGTTTACGGTATTGTTGAATAGGCTTATGAGTTTTAAATTTAGTTGTAAATTCGTCAAACCATATACGAAAGGAGACACATTCAAATGCGGTGGTTGAATACCAGTGCGTATGAATGGACTGTAGGGGTTTGCCATCATAGCGAATGCCGATGCTTTGGTCTTGGCGGAAAATGCTGAACTTCGCTTGGATTTCTCGTTGTGAGACGGTAGACTGCTGCATACGCCACCAGCCGAAATTCACCTGCGGTGGGAACTCGTAAAGGGCTTCTTTGGGAATAGAATTCGCAAGATCCTCTAGTGCCGCCTGTTCATAAAACCGACTTGTATGTCCCAGATCCTTCCACTTGGGGATAAGCGCTGCCGATTTGAACCACATATATCCCGCATTATACTTACCATAGCGGGCTTCGTCCTGCGGTTTTATCATATGTTGCGAAAGGGCAATCTCGGTGCTGGGGGGAATGGCGGGAAGCGGAGCTAAATGCGAAATATCGGCGTCTAAGAACCACGCCGAGGTTTCTGGGTTTTGGGTAAACATCCACTCTAAGACTGCCGCCTTCTCATACGTGTAATCCTTGAACAGAGAGTCGTAAATGGTACCTTTCGTGCGTTCCATTTGCGGGCGCTTGAGTCCCTTGTATCGGTCCATAAACTGCTTTGAGTGGATAGTGAGTTTAGTTTTGATTTGACTGATTGGGGTTTCCGAGTCGGTATAAACAAAAAGTTCTGCTGTAGGATGCCATTGCTCCAGCGTTTTAACAAACAGGATAAAGTCTTCTAGGGCTTCCTTGCCGGTGACAATGAGTCCAATCCGTGGGCGTGACATCTTTATTGAACTTTTGTGCTTGGAGTTTAAATCACTGGATAGAGTAAGATGAACGGAGCAGCGCCGCCTCCTGGTATTCCCGCACAACGGCTGGGTCCGTTGCCTTTGAATTTAAAGAATGAAATGCTACGTATAAACACGAATAAACGACTTGCCGCCCTTAATTCTATTGGAGTGTCGCCGCCCGAAAAAAATCTACCTCGGTTGTCTAATTTAGCCCCGTTTCCTGTGCCCGAACCTGTTTTAGCGCAGCCGAGTAGACTGTCAGCAAAATCATCTAACTGGTCTCCTCCACTTCCTCCAGGACCGCCACCAAGACCGGCTCCAGCAAATAATAATTACTCTAGATTTTATAATGCAGCGTATAATGTACCCGATTGGCAAAAGCCACCTCCGCCTATGAACCGGTTGCTTGATCATTTGAGACGTGGAGGGCGATTATATCGTGAACAATTTTCCCGTGATGACTGGCGTCGTGTATGGGATTTCGTAGAATTGCATCGTGATGCAGAAAATATTAGATTTTGGTCTAGAGATAATATAACAGGTGAGAAGTTACTTCATCCTTATTTTTATATTCCTAAAAGTACAGTGTCTAAAACCCGTCGTAAGCGTAAACAGTCTCGTGGCACTCGTCGCCATCGGTAATCAAAAATATTTGGTCATTTAATTTTTTTTAAAGTTTAGGATGACTTGAACCGCAGAAAGTAGTCCTCGGCGCTCAAAGGGTGCGATGATGGCGACTTGGGTGAAATTGGCGTCGGCTCAAAGAACGTATCAGAACTGCCAACTGCCGTGAGGCGTTCTAGCGGTACAACTGGCGGCGGTGGAGGCGGCGGCAAAGACCCCCTACGCTTCATAAAGTACTGCGACTTGACGCGGGGAACGATCTCTATATGCTCTACTAGCCTGGAAGGAGTACCGCATCCGTCCTTTTGGCAAACATCGCACCAGCAGATGCGCTCACGATCCTTGACCTCCGATGAGCATCCACAACGCCAGCAACCCCATTCCTTCGGGTTGAATGCAATAATACGGGCAAAGGCGCGAAGAGTCTCCTCCGTTCGCGGAATAACCCAATCTTCCTGTCCTGGCTCACAAATAAGGAACTCATTACTCAGTGGGCACCAATTGACTGCGGCAAACCTACCTTCATAATATGGAATATTCGTAACATGTACCAGCTTGTCTAGAGGAGCGCCGCTAGTAGTATGGGTGGCATGGGTTTCCCCCTGCTCTTCATAATAGAGGTCATCCTTGTAGCGTTCATGGCGCTCCATGTAATCATCATAGTGATCACGCATATGCTCTTGATGGTCGTAACGAGAATAGGACATTTGGAGGTAGAAAGTAGGAAGGGATGACTTGGAGGTAGAAAGTAGGAAGGGGGATGATTTGTCTTGATGGTGGCGAACGGGTTCAATTTTTTTACTGAGCCGGTGCCTCTGCCTCTGCTTCTGCAGCATCCGCTGCTGCTGCATTTGCTGTTGCTTCTACTACCTTTAACTCCGCCTCTTTTGCTAGAAACTCCGCTTCTTTCGCCGCCGCTTCGGCTGCGGCTGCCGCTACCGCGGCGTCTGCTGCCTCATGTGCTTCCTTTGCCGCATTTGCCTCGGCTTCCACCGCTGCCTTTGCAGCGTCCTCTGCCTCCTGCGCTTCCTTTGCAGCAACAATGCGAGCGGCTTCCTCCTCCGCCTGTGCCTTTGCCAATGCCTCTGCGTCTCCAGATGCCTCCGCTACTGCCTCAGCCTCTTCTGCCGCCTTCAACGCCGCTGCTGCATCCTCGGACTCCTTTAATTCCTTCGCAGCCTTTGCCTCTGCCTCCGCTGCCGCCTTAGCAGCGGCTTCCGCCTCCGCTCGCTCTTTCGCCTCTATCTCGGCTCTTAGATTTGCCTCTGCCCTAGCGGCTTCTGCTTTTACAGCCGCTTCTCGCGCCTCTGATTTCGCCTGCTCTTCTAACAAATGATTCTGGGCTGCGACCTCGTGTGGATTGAATGGGCGCGAGCCGCCGTAGTGGTCACGGAAATTGCTTGCCATAGCCGCGCGTCTCTTAAAGTAAGCACTGGCGTTCATTCTACTCTATGTACATAATTTATTTGCGGTGTTTACGGGATTTGCGGCGTCTAGTTTTACGTCTGCCGCCTGTTTTGACACAAAGACGGGCGAATCGCGGATCGGCGGATAAGAACTTCCCCTTATTGCTGTTGTGCGGCGCAAAGCGGGAGCACATCATCTCATACGACCCCCTCGGCACCATTTCCGCCACAACCTGTTGGAATATGGGGTCGTGGCATCCGCCATTGTTCGTCAAAATTCCGATACGAACCCCGCTTTTTGCGACATCTATTAGCCAGCGTTTAATCATATCGTACCGTTCTTTGCCGCCAAAATAAAACATCGCAATATCTTTCGGCTCAATCGTGGTATTTTTGAATAAGTTATAGCCTATATCATCATACGATGGAAGATCCATACCATTAAACATAACCATTGTCAGGTCCCAATCCAATAAGAGTATACGATTACCGGTTGCCGTTTTCGCCCATTCATAATACTTTTGAATATCGGCTTCTTGTATGCCAGAATCGGGGTCATACGAAGGCACCCAATCCGTATACTGCTTCAAAAAATACACATATGAATTGTTTTCTAATGTATCTATAAGTTCGGATAGGGGACCACTGTTCAAAGAACTTTTCTTTAGCGGATACGTTTCGTTCACCTTTACAAGTGTTATTTTCGGACACCTTGTTTTGACATCGTCAAGGTAACCTTGATCGTTGTCAAAAAATATGGCAGCGTCAAACTCTGCCTTTGCCATCCTATAATGGAAATGGTTTATCGCTCAGCAATCATCAGACGATTCTTGAGTCTTGTATGCGCTACTGAATGGTCTACATCGCGCGCCGCCAACCGTTGCTGCCGCTGTATTTCTGCCGCCTCCTTTGCCTGTTGGAAAATAGATACAGCGCGTGTTTCCTCCTCAGACATAGAAGGCGGTGCCGACTTATACGCCCGTTCCGCCTCCGCCATCGTCTTCGGTCGTCCATCTAGGCTCACGCCCGCAATATCCTGGCTAAATGTAGACCCCTCGCTATAGGCGTACTTCAAGTCGGTATATCCAATGCCACCTGCCGCGCCTGTAATCGCCGTTGTAGATTTTGTGTACTGTTCAGGTCGTCCTGATCCTAACTCCGTACCAAATCCAGGGGCTAAGATCATTTCTGATGGCGGTCGGTACTTGGACATTTGGTCTTTCGGTGCTGATGCTGCGCGACGGGACTCCTCCTCAAATGTCCTATTGAATACATCCGCATTGTACTTACCCTTCATCGCCGCCTGAGTTCCACGGCTATTGTCCTGATCCTTGAGCCAATCACCGTATCCGTCATCCTTATCGGGGTCAGGTAGCTTATTCTCCTCAAACAGTTTGTTAAATACGTTCATATCTAGCTTCTTCGGGTTGAGGGCGATCGGCGGTGCGTCCTCCAACTTCATCGCATTCTTATCTGCCGGCGCTGTCGGATTGATACCACGAGCGCGCATCGCCATCTCAGGTGTAACTTCGACTGAAAAACGCACATCCTTACCGTCCTTGCCCGTCTTCGGTATGAGTTTCTCCAGAATTTCTTGGATGTAGAGGAAGGCGCGGGTGACGGCATCAAACTGCTCAGGCGATCCGCCCTTATCAGGATGTGTCTTCACCGCTGCGCGTTTATACGCCGACTTGAGTAGTTCGTGCGTAAGCGGCTTGGAGTCATCAATTCCTAGTAACTGATACGATTCGTGGAGGTAGTCCATCGCTCTTCTAGGCGGCGGGGCTTTTGCCAATGTAGTTGTAGATGGCGCAGAATCGGCAATACGCATCACCGGTGTAGCGTGGGTTTGTTGGGTTTGTTGGGTTTGTATCTGTCGCATAGGTGGCGGGGCTTGTGTCTGCGGCTGCAGCACTACGTGCGGCCAAGGATAGAATTCACCTCGCTTTTGCGCTGCTATCCAACCTAGGAGCGCGGCGTACAATCCCATACGTTTCGCTGTATTTACGTACTCCTGTCCTTCAAAAAGGGTTTCAATCATCTGTATCCGGGCTGGGACCGAATCCATCGCCGTAAGATTCTGCCATATACGAATATGCCGTGGGTCTACGGACTGAGCGGCGCCCATTACTTAGGGGGCTGAAGGTTTTCTTGTCGGTTGACCGCGGGATTTAGAAATCCATATCGGTTGTCGCTGGCTTGATATTCTTTGATAGAAACTCCTCCAATTGATCATTATGTTTGGTGGTAAATTCAGCGACGACCTTGCCATCTTCTAGTACCCGAAGCGTCGGTAGCTTCTTTACAGCATCTACGTCAATCTTCTCTACATCGTCGTCAATATCGTAAGTCTTGACAGGAATGGAGTACTTTGCCGCCTGCTCTAGAACCTTTGGCTTCACAACTTTACAGGGGGCACACCAGGACGCACCGATATACTCTAGTTTGTATGTCATTTGACTGGGTCGTTTGGGTGTAATGGGTGCTCATTTTTTTCATGGGGTAATGTAAGGATGGCTTCAGAAAGTAAGGAGGAGCCAGAACAGCCTGTAATGGAGCAAATGTATGCTATTTCTCATATTTTAGAACTAATACACGATTTTATAAAAAGTCGTGGAGGTCCTGGTGTGAATATAGACAATTTAGAGTTAGACGATGATATAGACTTTAATGTTCTTTATCGTCTTATTCCAGATGGGGGCGATAGGAAAAGAATAATGGCACATTACAATAGAGAACCACGTGTATATGCGACATTAAGAAATTTATTAATAGATATTGCAAGTATTATTACAGGAGAAAGTGTAAGTATTGAAGATGCCGGTTGTATATGTATAGGAGAATTAAAACGTCAATTTGGCTATTTTGGTGGTAGAAATCCTTATACAGCAGAAACGTCTTACTCTCATAGAATTCCATTATCAGGTTATACATTAGGAGAATTATTAAAGAGCTTAGGTGTAACATATTTTTTTACTGAAGCCACCGGTTCAGCATCTAAAACTCTTCTATCAGCCAACATAGGTGAAAGAGTTATTCCTACATCTGTTGTTGCGGATCCAGGTGGAAGATTACCTGGTGACCCAGAAGACGGTTCATCGTTTACATTAGCAGTAGATCCTATTCTTGGAAATATTACTATTACATACAATAAAGGACGGACTACTATTAGATTTTCAAATTTTCCTGGTATTGAAATTAGCAGACTTCCAAGTGTATATATAGCTACTGCTCTAGCATCTTTAATTCCAAATTTTATGAGGCAAGTAACAAGACGGGGGAGAGAACAACCTCCACCTGGTTCACTTCCTAGAAATTTTTCAGAGGCTAGCATACCCTTCGGAACAGCTACTTCAAATTCTGGTTCTGGTGCTACTCCCTCATATGCGGAGTCCGACTCAAGCGGACCACCTGGAACTCCACAAACTCGTCTGCTTCCTTCATTAGAAGATTATTTAGAAGGTAGAAGTTTTAATGGTGAGGATGATATAGAATCTCATATTGACGAATGGGTAAGACAACGTGGTAATCTAGATTCATTAACATCAGATACTAATCTAAACACTTATATTGGACTTATAAAAGCTTATCTAGATGATTACAGGCAAAGCGCACGTGCTCGCGCAAGAACTGAAAATAATAAGGATTCAGATTATGATCCAGAGGAACGTGAGCGATTTTTGGAAACTATTCAAGAATTAGTATCTGACGAGGAGGAAGAAGATGTCGCTGCTTCTGTCGGTAAAAAACGTAGTAGTTTAAAGACCTATGAATACATATCATTGGCTGACCGTAAAAATATGTGTAGGCTAGCACTTGCTATTTTACAAAGATGTCTAGGAGGTGATGGTAGTTTTAAACATAGAATTCAAACCGCAATCAGGACCATTTTAACACTCAAATCGTTAGGCGACCGTGTACCGATGGAAGAGTTAATGACTCTTATAGGTGATGGAGATACCTGCGCAATAGCATCAATTGATAAATTATTTTTAGCCAATTGTATCTTATACGCAAATATAACCGGTAGACACGTTGTTACTGTAGAAGTTGTAAAAAGAGGTGGGAAAAGTTCAATGCTTATTATTGACCATGATGGCTCACGAGGTGCGACTTTAACACCTGCGCAGAGAGAAGCAAGAGATAGAGAAAGGGCGGCGGCGGAGGCAGAAAGGGCTGCAGAGAAGGCTAAACGCAATAAAGAAGCAGCCGATGCAAGACAATCTAAAGCAAAAGAATTAGCAGCCAGACGGTCTGAACGAAATATTCTTTTAAAAGGAGAATTATATAAACCCCGTACAAGTTTTCGTAGAGAGAGCCGAGCACCTATAGAAATATCAGATACTACGTCTACAGAGGAAGACTTCGCGGAACAACCTCGTCGTAGCCAACGCATTGCAGCACTACGAGAACCGCAACCTCTTAATGGACATCGGTGTGATAATGGCGCGCCTTGGCGATACAATCTTATACGTGCGCCAGGAAATGGTAGTTGTTTATTTGGTGCTATAATAATTGCAATGTTGAGAATGTACACACAAGATGGTGAAGCCGAATTACGTAGACGTGTAGTTGAGTTTATGAGAAATAATAGGGAAATATATAATGATCCTATAATATTAGGATTATTTGGGGTTGCTTTGGACACATATATTAATCGTATGGAAAATGATGGAGTTTGGGGAGGTTTAACTGAAATTATAACAGTTGAAATGATGCTTGGACAATGTATTAATGTCTGGATATATAATGATGAAAATGAATGTTATGAATTATGGTATGGTAATGGAAATCCAAACTGCTTAAATATTTTATATAACGGATATAACCATTATGATGCATTATTACCTGTAGGTAGAGCTGATGTTCTTCCTGTAAATACGATTGCTGCTGCTGCTGCCGCTGCCCCTCCTGAGACACCAGAACAACGCAGAGCAAAAATACTTGCTGCACTTAAAAAGCGTGGCGTTAGTGGTGGTTTCCGCAGTCATAGACAGCGCAAAACACTCAAAAAACGCAAAGATCGGCGCTTTACGCGTCGTACATAGTCTCAATCCAGTTCGTAATCTGCGTCGGCTGGATGAGCGGAATTAACGGCTCGCACTCCCACAGAATCTTTCTACCCAATGAGAATAGTGTCCATTGGATAGGAAAAGCGTGCGGATACAGTGTTGGCAAAGCCTGAAACTCCTTCGGTAACAGATGAAACGATGTTTGCGGCAACACCATCGCTAGTTGCTCCTCTGGCTTCAACGGAGTCCTTGGCGTGGCTGGGGTTTCTAACAATGGTGCTGGAGTGGTGTTAAGGTACTCGGCGACCGTTTCAGCGCGGGGCGGCAAATACCACGGATAGTACCAATGAAGGTCAACGGGTGCACCTGAATAGTACGCAAGTGTCCAAGCGAGCGAATTGAGATACTGCTTGACTGCGTGTGTGGTATCGGCACCCAGAAGGGCTTCTTGGTCGTATATGTTGCGCCAGTCCGCCTTCAAGACCCAGGAGGGCTTGTCGCGATCTTCGAGCTGAATTTGGGTTGAGAAAATCTTTTCTGCTGCCCATCCGATTGGCTGGTCATTATATCTAGCAAGGGCTTGGTCCTCTGGCTCCTTGGATGCCGTCATACCTGGACGCGCATTGAGCTTCTTCGCCGTCGTCTTGAGAATCTGCTGCTCCTCCGTTTGGGCAACGCGCTGAAAGAGGTCCGTAAGGGTCACGGAGCTATACTGCCAATGGGTGGTGGCTGGAGCTGTAGTGGTTTGCTCAACAAACGGCGTTTGGAGATGGTCTTTATACATACGGAGGAGCGCTTCAATACCATCGTCCTTAATCTTGAGTACCATTCCGTGCGGCACAAAGTCGTTGCCCAGCAGACTCATCAGCCCTACGAAATCTCTTAGAAACTCCGACTTTGGCTGGCTCGGTGACTTCTGATACTTATTGTACAGAGCATCCGCCAGTTGGTCCGTCAGAAGGTAGAGAAACTTCTCGTCACCCACAGCATTCGTCTTGACCGACCCGTTAAACTCCATCTCCTCGCGGAAAAGGCTCAGGGTAGTACCCAGGGTCGCATTTGCCCACAGTGATAAGACAATCAGGTCGGCGTCCAAACCGTAAATTACAGCGGTTTTCGGAGTGTTGGCGCGGATGTACTCCATAATCTTCTGCTCCCCCTCCCCAGGCTCGTCTGCCGGTGATACTACCGTATTTAGGGTTTTAGGAGAGGTCTTAGCGAACTGGCGTAGCGCGAATGCGAGGGCTTTCATAAACTGCGTGCCTGGCGTAATCGCATTCGTATCCCAACGGGGCTGAGGCACGTAAGGGACGCCCTTCGCCTCCGCACGGATTTTGGCTTCCTCCTCCGCCTGAACCGCTGAGCGGAAACGACGTAGACGCTGCTGCTTGATCTTCGCCATCGGCGCCACGCCGTCCACCGCAATATATAGGGTGTTAGTGGGGTTAACAAGGGCGGTCATCTGCTTAATATACGCAATCACCTCAACGATGAGGTCCGCTTCATACTTTGCCTTGATTTGGGGCGTATAAGGCGTCTTCTTCTGTACCTTTCGTACGCAGTAGTAAATTGCGCAGTTGAGATCCAACCCAAAAAACTCCGGTTTGGCTGGGGAGTTGGGGGTGGTGACACCCGTAATAGTTTGTATTATGTGCTTATAGAAGGAGGGGATTCCCATGGCTGAAAAAAAAGTTCTTGATAGCGTAACCGCCTTATTTACTTTTGCCACAGATGGGTTTAAGTATAACCTAGAAACTTTTCCCGATACTATATCGGCTGCAGCGTTCCTATTTACTATCCTATTCCAGTCACCACCCCTGGCAGCTCTAACAGGTAGTATATTAGCACTCAATGTCATATCACCCGTGCTTCAAAAATTCTTATCATCATTCGTCGGTGACTCAGCGATTGTAAATAATGAAGCGGATCGTCGCTGTTCAGGTCATTTTCCCGGTGTATCTTTTGAACGTATACTACAATTAAGCAATACAAAGTCGTTTAGTGACCTAGACCACAACGGCGTTCCGAGTTATTATGCCCTCTTCTTAGGCTTCTTGACTGCATATGTTGGTGCCTTGCCTATCATTTACAGCAAGGAAATCTCGTATTCTCCCAAGCGCCAAGCGTCCACTACGACCGGTCTGGTCATTCTCGGAGTTGTTGTATTGCTGTGCGGTATACACCGTCTGATATCCACCTGCGAGAATGCGGTGAGCCTGCTGGTAGGAATCGTTGCCGGCGCATTGGTCGGTCTCTTCTGCGTAGGCTTCCTATCGTACATCTCCGACCGCCGCCTCACCAATATTCTCTCATTCCCCCTTATTCGCAACCGCGCCTCCGATGGCAAACCCATCTATGTATGCGAGAAGGCACTCAAGCGCCCCGCACCTGTGAATACAAAGCCAATTACACAGAAAGAGGCAACGAAAATACAGCAGTTGCGTAGCACAATTGAAAAGGGTAGCCGAGCCACTCGTATCTCTATCTCCTCCGATAAACTAGACTCCCTAGCAACCTATTTTGCAAACAATGCCGATCCCGCAACTGGCGAATTACCGCGAGGACTCAAGACGCAGAGCGATATACTCAATATACTCAGTGTTACACAGGAGCAATTCCAACAGATTATTAAAGCCGGTCAATGAGCATAATCATATAAAATAGAAACAGACAACAAGAGGGATGAGCGTAGTCCGATTGCGCCAATTTTTACTCGGTCTATATCATGACCTCCCGAATGTACTTTTTGTCGGTTCTTTAGTACTCGGCTCTATTACCGGCTACTTGCCGCTTGTATGGGTCTCCATGGGCTTAATTATGAATGCCTTTGCTGTAGGTTCTTTACAACAGTTATTCGCTTTACTGACCGATAAAGATTCGCCGTGGGATCAAATATTTACAAACAAAGGAGCGGCGTGTGATATTATACCAGGCAGCAAATTGGGCGGCGATATGAATATTATCGCCCCCAGTTACTGGCTCTCCTCTGCTGTCTTCTTCGCCAGTTTTGTCATCTATAATTCAGTACAAGTGGCTATGATGCCGGTTGCTCAAGGGGCGAGCCAGGAGAAGGCGGATGTCCGCCACGCTTTCACACTCACTACAATTGTAATCGGCTCAGTCTTCTTCCTCCTAGTACTTCTACGCGGCTACAGCGGATGTGAGTCGTATCTCGGTGGCGCACTCGGTGCGATCATCGGCATAGGTCTCTCCATCGGTTTCTGGCATCTCCTCAATGTCTGCGGAGCCGGTATGGTACCAGATGTATTACAAGTTGTCAATTCAATGGCGCCGCCTGGCGAGGATACAGTGCCCGTCGTCTGTGCCGCTTAATTGGCACCACCTGACAGCAGCCCCATCAACATAGATGTGTCGTTACGCCATTCACGGAAGCCCGCGCCCGAAATTTGCTGTAATACAATAGGCTCCCATTCCGCATTAATATCCCGTATAATACGACCCGTTTCACTGATTATCTCCGATCGTATTCTATCGGCATACAATGCATTCATCAATTCACGGGGAAATTCAAGTTTACCATTACGCTCATTTACCTTATTATGCAACGCCCAGATACTATGGACTATACGCTCCCTAATGTCTGGACCTTTGAATAAGTGCGCATTTCTATTCGGTACTATTATAGTGTTCTTAAGATGCTCCGCTAAATGCGAACGGCACAGAGGACACGGCATTATCTCCGCCAATGTCTTCAGAAGTTTTCTCCAAAGAAATGCGACATCCGTTCGGTCACTTATCCACGCCAAATTATGTAATACTCTCCATAATTTTGGACCCCACGAGTCTTTAGAACCGGGCTTTGGTAAAGAAGGCGATGCGAGCGTATCTGCCATTGATTACATAGACGAAAAATTTGAAGGCGTCTATCCGCATAGCGGACATTGTAACAGCAATGGAAGTTGTTCAACGAATCCCTACTGGACTCTGGGATAACTTACAAGAGGTCGTGTGGCGAATGGACGCCGCTTTCCTACGCGATGTTGCGCAAATCACCAAAATTCCTTACACCGATCTACGTAAAGTAGTTCCTACACGCGGCGTCTCTACACGGATTTCTACAGATGGAAACGAACCCTGGTGGACGGGGTTGACCTGTCGTATGTCTGTACTACGACCCGGCGGAATATGGGTCCGCTGCTCAGGAACCGCTTTTGAGGGCGCCTGTTGTTTCAAACATAGGGGTCTAGATGGACGGGAGGTAGATCGGTTGCCCGAAGGCGTACTACCTTACGATTCCCCGCTGTTTGCGTCCTTGCCTCGCCGCGTACCTATTCGGGTTGAAGGTGTCCTCTACTGGGTGTGCGAAGGTTCCCAATTCTCCGAAGTCTACAATGTAGACGGCGAAGTAGTAAAGGGATTCATGATCAATTATGCCGAGCGATGGATTCTGGAAACTGATAAAAATTGAGTTTCCCGCCGGCGGATTGTCTTTTTTTACCCAGAACTATTAACAGTTACTATGTCGGATTTATTTGACAATGCTACATTCGCCCTTCCTTTCTCCTCCAATAACTCCTCTCAGATTTCCAAGAAAAATAAGAAGAAGCGTTCCTATATTGTAGAACGTATACAGGATAAGCGTAAATCTCTAAAGAAGACCCCGTCAGCAGGTAAATTAAATATTCCAAAGTATATTATTAAACAGTGGATTCAGAATATGAAGGGGGAACGGCTTATGCCCCCACATGGAACTATTCCTCTTCTATACTGCCGAAAGGAGGATTATAGTCCTTGGCTCTATACTACTATCGCTTCTGTATATCGTAAACGTGCGGATTGGCACTTACTTATTACCAATATGTGGAAGGGTCCCCACCTAGTTGAACCGTGTGCACCAACTATGCTCAAACATCCAAATCCGTTCTTCTATAACCAGGATATCTCAATCCACTTGGATAAACTTATGTGCTTGAATGTTACTCTACGTATGTGTGTTCTTCGGTGTGTTCAACGGCGGCTTATTGCAAAGATGGATAAACGGGTTGTCGGTGAGGATGACCTTCATACAACAGTTGCGATTCCTGAGGCTGCAATGGTCTCTGTCTACGATTTCAAGACGCAAGCGAAGTACGTCTTCCATACCAATACTATTCTTAAAATGATTTTGGCATCGCTCAAGTATTGTGCTTACGGAATTGCGTCACCCAAGGCACCCAAGAATCCCTACACCAACCTTGAATGGACGAAGCCGCAACTAATGTCCATTACCCAACAGATTGTTCGTAATATGGCGGCACTCCATCGTATTCCGCCGCCGATGTTTCTCAACTATTACAATTGTAATTATAATGTTTTAACGTTTGCTAAGTTTTGTGAAAAGGATCTCGGTATCAATGCTGCAGTTGAACTCTTCAAACACAAGGATGACCCAACTACACTAGATGTTTACGGTGAAATGATTGGTACTGTGATAGATGAAGAAAATATCGCTATGTCTACGCGTATGCGAAATATGATTATTGAACGAAAGCTTCCAGATATACTACAGGATCGTTGGGATAACATTGTATTAGCTCTATGGATTGATACAAATATTCAAGTTCTTTATGAACCGTATAAGACGTATACTGAAATTATAGATGATTTCACCAAAGCGCGTGATGATACACGTAGTTACCTCCTTCAACTGACCCGTAGCTCGCGGCGGAGGCTGCCACCGCCTGGCTCTGGCATCTCACTCATTCGTACCCACGCGCTCAACATTCTCATTGATGCCGCAGTTTATACGGATAATATTCTTGAGATGGGAGATGAGGAGCCACCACTCACCGTAAATCTTTGAATGGACTAGGAGGAATGGACTTGAAGTCATATTCGCACGCTAACCTTATTTTGCCCCGGTTATGGCTTGGAGATAAGAAATCGTCTACCGACCCAGATTTTTTGAAAACTGCTGGCATAACCACTGTATTCAATGCGACAAAGGACCTACCTTTTTCGCCCCTGGTTCAGCGTAAATACCGTGTACCCGTGGACGATAATTTACAACCGGCGGAAATCAAAAATATGGCAGAATGGTCGCCTGAAATTGTCTACAAAGTGATTAATGAATATAAGCAAGGCTCGGTTATACTTATCCATTGCTACGCTGGAATGCAACGGTCAGCAGCGATTATGGCGATGGTCTTAATTGCTTTATCCGGTCACCCTGCATCCGAAGTGATTCCCTATATACGTTCTCGTCGCGAAGTCGCCTTTTTTCCGTCCGCGAATTTCTTACAATCCATCCTCGGATTTGAGAAGTACTACTTTTTAGCGCGAAACGGTGACGGGAATCGGCGTAATTAGTTGGTGGAATGTGGACGCCCACGGATTCGGTTCTGGCTGGTAGTTTATAGCGGCTGGATGGCTCTTATCGCGCTCCGCCTGCGACCACTCATCAGGAATATCCAGCGGAAAGTTGTGTTGGAAGAAATCCTGGTAGAGTTGTTCCGATTCGTACTGAATATGTCCAGTTGTACCTAGATTGATTTGGTATTGGTCGCACTGCTGATTCCAATACGGTGAATCCTCAAAGATAAAGTTCATCTGCCCAATGATCTTTATTGGCGGGGTGGGCTGGATATTCCAGCGATTCCTGGCAGTGGGCTGAATTGTGAATAGGCGTCCCTGTTGGACAGGCTCTTGTATACTAATTTCCATTGCGGTCGGTGGATACGCTAGAATATACATTGAATGCTCTAGGATTTGCCCGTGGAGATGCTGGTACTGGGCGAACTTGAGAAGATCCGGTGAAGTACCCATTGCCTGTAGAAAGCTCTGAAACGCCGTTGGATGGTTTAGAAGAGGACGAGCCAATAGATACGCCCGCCAGCACTGCTTATTCTCAATAGCGTGTTGAATACGATGGTACAGTGTTCCGCATTGGTTGTCGGTCCAACCTGCCGGCTTAGCATACCACTCTTTTCGGCAAGTGTGGTTGCCCGTTGATGGCGGTGGGTAATCACCAATAAGTGTAAGAGGAGGAAGAGCAAGGCGGTACGAAGTAAAGGTGGACAGAAGAATATCGTAACGGCGGGAACGCCAAGCGGTAAACCGTTGTGGACTCAGGTCTTTGTCCGGTTGTGCTAACAACCAGGCAAAGCCAAGAATATTATGAACCAACTCTGTTTCCAAACTCAGTTGGAGTTCATTCGTGATGGTCAAAGCAAGAGGAATATTACGTTCCTCTAGAGAAAGAAGTAAGGAAGCGGCAAGGTCATATGTCTCATAGAGATTCCTAGAGAGCGGCATTGCGGGGGTGGATTGGGCTTAAAGCAACCGGCGATCCTTCAATTTTGTTTCTATGAAGTAGGGGATGGATATTTTAGTGGCGTGTCACAACGAAGCCGAAGATGGACCACTATTTCTATTTTATCCACCGCGCTTTGATACTCCTGTACGATTTAAACCTGATTTTGTAGATCCTTATACTTCAAATCGTAAATGGAGTAATTACGGTCCTGAGTCCAAAACGATGATTTGGACTCAGTACTGCCCGATTTATGCTCCATTCTCACGCGAATCCCCAATCGACTACTCAGTCTTCATTAATCTCTTTGATGATGGTTGGAAGATTCTCAAACCTGGTGGCACAATTGTTATACCTTTAGGTCATGATTTTTTGGAAAAAGGTATGAGTACTGAGAAAGCATTAGACAATTTCAGAACGTTTCTAAAGCGACTATTAGCAAAAAAACATCCGTGGGAATCGTCGGTAGTTCGCAGAGAGGATATGCCATTTATAGTGTCCGCACCATTTGAAGATGAAGTTTATAACAGATTTGTTGTATTTAAAAAATCATTGCGAATGAATAAAAATAAGACGCGTAAGAATCGTAAGCGCCGTCGCACCTAAAAAGTATACCGCCGAATAAAGCGGTAAAGCCCCCGTAAAATTAAAAATATTTTTGTTGTTTTTTGTATTTTTAGGATTTCTGGATACAATAGACTGGTGGTCGGTGCTTAAACTAGATGTGCTCACTAGTTCGTTCCCTACGGTCACGAACTAGATGTCATCAATATTGATCTCGCCCTCTGCGACGGGCTCACGGTGTGCCAGCCGATTGGCACCCAGTTTGGCACGGAGGTCCTCATCGGATGCCGACTTCTCCTCGTCCTCCTCCTCATCGCTCTCGTGGGCGAACTCAAAGCCGCCGTCACCTACGGTGCCTTCTGCCGGGTTATCGCCGTCAATATCGTTCGTCATCCAATCAGGGATAATACCGTCCTTCTTGAGGCTGTACGCCTGCTTCTGCGTGAGGATGGCGACGATGTCAAAGTGCTCGCCTGTTGCAGCGGGCGCATCTGGATCGTAGCCCTCGCCGACGTAGATTGCCACGACGTCCTTGACTGTGATTGGCGTAGCACCGCGGCGACCTAGGACATTTGGAATACGCGCATGGAGTTCCTTGATTCCGTGCTTGTAAGGAATGGCGACGGTTACTTTACCCTGTCCTACCATCTTTGTGACACGGGCAAAGGTGACACCATCGGTCTTACCGTTGATAGCTGCCGCCGCACGCTGTGAATTGAGCTCTTGGCGCTTCGTGCCGGAAATACGACCCTTCTTAGAACGAGGCATTGTTGCTTGATATGTAGGAAGGAAAGAAGTAGGAGGAAAGAGAAAGGAGAAGGCTTGTAAGAGGGAATGGAAGTAGGCAGCTATTAATTGCCAATAATCAAAAAGAGTTTGTCAATTTTTTCAGTTTGGTTTGGTTTGGTTGTCTAGAATGCCGCACGACGTGCCGCCGCACGCGTCACACGCGGGCTCGCGCTACGCTTAGGGCGAGTCGTCGTCTCTACCTGGGTCTGCTGCGTCTGCGTAGCAGCGGGCACCGTGTAGCTGCTCCAAGCGAAGGGCGACGTCGCACGAGGCTGAATACGAGTGCCCTCCACCTCCATCGGCCAAGAGTTGTGTAGAGAGCGGACCTGGGCGTAGAACGTATCCATATAGTAATGGGTCTCCGTGGACTTGAGCATCACCGACGTGTAGCCAGGGACGTCAATCTGGACAAAGTCGCAGCGCTGTAGGTCATAGTGCAGCGACTCTAGGAAACGCTCAATGTAGGAGAAGAGCTCGGAGTGTAGTAGCTGGCGCTCCGTGCGGGCACCAATCGTGTTCTGGGTAAAGACAGCGGTGAAGTTCATGCTACCCTCCGTAGGGCGAATTACGAGCTTATCATCAGGGAAACCAGTCTTCTGAAAGATAATCACAATCGGTGCAAGGGTGGCGTCACCATCATAGTTGAAGCGGGTAGTTGACGACGACATGATGAGGGGAATGACAGTGGACGCAGAAATTTTTCGTTTTGTCAATTTTTATCGGTTTGGGGGTAAATTTTCATATCATTTACCATCGCCTCAAAAATATTCGGCGTTTTGAGTGGAAGTTGATTTACAAAGGTATTAAACGCCGCGGTATCTTTTGGTAGGCACGCACCTGCCGGTCCTCTTAGAGTTTCATTACACTGTAAATATTCTGCGTCAATAGATTTTTTATACTCTAGATTCTTGATAATATTGTCATAATTTACGTTTTTATGCTTACATATTTCGTAAAATGCGTTGGCGAATAAAATTTTCTGCGTATTATAAACATTCTGAAAGTATTTTGTGAGTTCGGCTTCCGTAGGATGAACCTGGGATATCTTACAATTGAGTGGTCGGTACATTTCGGCTACGGCGGCAGCGGCGGATGGGTCCTCAGTTCCTACGATACATAGATTCGCCGCCTTGATATCGGCGTAGCCCTGCCGCTCTTTCAGAAATTCTGGGCAAACGGCAATACGGAGTTTATACTTTTCTATGAGGTTTGTTGTAGTCCCTGGTATCACCGTACTTTTAATACAGATAGTACCTTGGTAATTATGGGTTTTGAGGGTCTGGACGGTAGACTCTACAATGCTTATATCACACTCTTGTGTTGTTGGGTTTAGAGGGGTAGGAACGGCGACAACGATAATATCGGCGCTGAGAACGTCGTCTATGCGAGTGTTGGGGAACTTAATATCATAGAACGATGTTGTATGATATTCTGTAAATACGTCGTAGAGGGCTTTGCCAACTTTACCCAGCCCAATAAACCCTATCTTCATCCTGACGGTGTCTTATATTTTAGTGCCGTGTTTATGTAATCGGCGGTAAAAATACGAAGTTTAGTCGCCGAATTATTCGTACTATGACCTATGATAAATCGGTTATTCTCTATCATAAATCCGTAGGCAAATTCTCTATCCGCCTCAAGTTGAAACCATTCCGAATATTTTATAAGATTCATTTGTTTATCAAAAACGACAAAAGCATGTTTATAGCGGCGTCTTATATGATGATGAACAATAAACCAATACTGTGTGTTATATTCTACGGCACACGATGATCCGCACATAATTTTAAAATCCGCCGGCGTTTGACGTTCTTCTAGGACGGTCAGTTCGTGGGTTTCCAAATTGATATCACATATTTGTAACGGAAACCATCGGTAAATCACACAAAGTTTTGAGTTGTAACTAACAAATGCCCAATTCTTCTCTACACGAAATTCCGTTTTAAAGGTAGGTCGTATATGGTCTCTATCAAACGATACACCGTTAAATATACCGGATACAATAACAACTTGACGTTGTTTTGAAAGATAGACTGCTAGGTAATAGATTTGACTATTGTATACAAAGAGTCTTATATCTTCGTAACCACCTTGTGGGTGCGGTCCTGATACAAATCCATCGTCAATTATTTTTGTCTCTTTGACTGTAAAATCGTTGGAAAGCGTGATGAGTTGATTGAGATTTCGCCACATCGGCGGACCTAAACAACGGGATAGTACAAGATACTCATCTAGATTTTCTGGATTTCGGACAATAGCAGGAGATGATGAGTGAAACCTCATATTCTTATAGTTGAACCGATTGGAAAGGTCTATAACTTGGTCGGCGACCAGCCTTAGAGAGGACAGCATCTTATCTGTGGATTACGCTAAAAAAAGTGAAATAAAATCTTACGGCGGTTAAATGGTCTGTACGCGCTGTGCGAAGCAGACCATTGATGCGCCATCCATTGATGATTGGGGTCCGACCCTATGGACAATTTTACACGGATTAGCCGAACAGGTTGGGCGGAATGAAGATGAACGGCAACTTTGGATTTCACTTATTGAAGGTCTGCCGAAGATTGTTCCCTGCCCCGAATGTGCCAGACATATTACTGTGTGGCTACGAACCCATCCCGTAGTTGCACTACGTAGAATACCTATGGCTGACTTCTATAATTGGGTAACGGGCTGGGTGTACGATCTACACGAGGACGTCAATCGGCGGCTAGGCAAGCCATCATTCCCTCGCGATTCTCTCAAGGAGACATACGGTTCACTTGATATACAAGTAAAAATGGAATCGCTCAAACGATTTCTTGAAAAACTTATTAGCATTTCAGGAACCGGTATGCTGTCGTGGAAAGCGTGGGAAGGCTACGTCCTTCGTTTGCTCACACTCTATAGTTTATTGGGGCGCTGTCCTACGTGTAAGTAGTTCAATAACGCGCCTTCTCGGCGGGGCTGAGGGCGCGCCACTTCTCGCCGATCTTACGCGCGACCGCTACGACGTCGCTGCGGAGGGACGGGTTGGCATTTAGAATCTCGGGGCGTGTCTTCTGAGCAAACTTCATGTAGCCATTGAGCTTGCGACCGCCGCGCTGCTTGCGAGTCTTCTTGTTCTTATTGACGTTGTTCTTGCGGGTACGACGAGCCATTCTATACTCAGTGTTTAGATTTTAGTTTTTGCTTAAGTTAAAACTCCGCATCAGTAGCAAACGTCATCTGCTCTGTGGTGCGCCCTACGCCCGCCTTAGAATAATTGGACACACGCTTCTCAAAGAAGTTATCCTTGCCCTCCAGGGAGATACGCTCCATAAACGGAAACGGATTCGCCGTATTCCAAATCTTCGGATAGCCTAGTTGAACGAGGAGACGATCCGCGACAAACTCAAGATACTGACTCATCATCTTAGAATTCATACCGATGAGGGCACACGGAAGAGCGTCAATAATGAACTCCTTCTCGCACTTGACCGCCTCACGAATCATCTTATGCGCCTTCGTCTTGCTCAGCTTCGTCTGGAGCATACTGTAAAGCAGGCAGGCAAACTCCGTATGCATACCCTCATCGCGGCTTATGAACTCATTGGACGTGGTGAGCCCAGGCATCAGACCACGCTCCTTGAGCCAGAAGATAGAGCAAAACGCTCCGCTGAAGAAGATGCCCTCTACCGCTGCAAACGCCATCAGTCGCGAAGCAAAGTCCGCCTCATCCGACTCCATCCACTGAATCGCCCATTCCGCCTTCTTCTTGACGCACGGAATGGTCTCAATCGCCTTGAGCAAATGGGTCTTCTCCGTCTGGTCCTTGATATACGTATCAATCAGCAATGAGTACACTTCACTTTGTCCAGTTAGAATTCCATTAAATACACCCTTATGATGTATAGGCTCGTTAAAACAATAGGTCGGGCTCATTTTATTTAAGTCCTCTACACCCTTAATTCGTATGAGTTTCTTCTTTTCGGAAACGGGATTTGTGCTTAGAACAAGTCGCTTAGGACTAAATCCAATAGCACGAAGTTTTTGTACAGCATTACATGTAATATAGAGAACATAGATTGCCTTACAACTGTAATTCTTTTCACCACCCTTTCCATCAGGCATTAACTTTTCACACTCTTCCCTATTGAGTTTAATGTTTGTTACAATGCCTAGAGTTGTAAGCATTAGTTGTACATTCTTGAGATAATCTAACTGAACACAGCCAATTTGTATAGAAGTATCACCACCCACGCTGAGTTTCGCACAACCATCCGCATCTGCGTAACCCTCTAGCCAGCGTAGTTTGGTATCTATACTATAATTAATAGGCACAAAGAACTTCGGCTTATTGATACAGTTTGTAAGATAGCATGCAGTAATATCACCATCAATTCTACTCTTAGATACTACAAGGTGTTCAAGTAGGTTCTTCTTCTCACCGTATAGACGAACAAATGGATATTCATTCACATAATTTCCATCACCACAGAAGAATCCGTGCGTATAGGGATTTTTAAACTCATCTATATCTGAAATGTCTACAATCGGTGTTTCCCATCCCATTAGTATATCATCAACCTTGAGGTCTTTTGTTATAATACGCTCCTCGTGGCATCGCTCAGGATGAAGAACAGGTCCTACCCTGACTAACCATTTGTGACCATCCGTACAGTCTAGTGACATTCCATTATCCAGATGTACACGATAAATCTTAGAACTATCTGATGTTTTACGAACTGTAACATTACTAAACTCGGAGCCATTCCATACATCTACAGCTGTATCAGTTAGCGTACCAATAGGAAAGTAGCCAGTTTTAGTCAGAATAGGAGTCTCGGGCGTTACACAGTGAATGTTCTCCATCGCAATCTGGAAACCATAGAAGCAGCGCGCCTCAGGAATCTGCACCTGTTTCATAAAGTTCATCGCCAGATTCTCATTAACAATACCATCGCTCGCGGCAAAGAACGCCAACACGTGGCTAATGAAGTGGCGCTCATCCTTATTCAAAGAATCCCAATCCTTACGGTCCCTAGACAGATCCAGCTCTTCCGCAGTCCAGAAACTACCCTCCGCCTTCTTATACATCTCCCATACCTTCTGATTCGCAATAGGAAAGAGAACGAAACGATTCGGATTCGGCTGTAGAATCGGTTCCGTCTTCGGAAAACGGCGCTTTGTAATAATTTGGAACGCCTCCTCCTTCGCGTTTACTCCGCGGGCACCGAGCGATCCACTGTCTACTGATGTCGCACGACGACGAGGAACTACGATTTGAGGCGCTTCGGTTACGGGGCTGGAGCTCATTGCCGGTACTTTACCCTGCGATTTCATTTTGCTGCGATTTGCCGGGATTTTACACGTTCTATGTTATTTGCTATTTGTGTAGTCTTACGTCATTTTTTCTCCGTGAGGGGGAAGAAAATTGAGTACGCTTTGGCGAAGGTAAGGGAGGGGCATTACCCTCTTTATTGAATATAATGAGCACCGAATTTAGCACTTGGCTTCTTGGTCTCGGCGGTTACGCCGGTCTCTTCGGCTCCCTTGCCGTATTCTATCTCTATCCTAACTTTCCGCGCAATTATCTACCGGTACTCTTTGTCGTACCGGTTATCAGCGCTGCCGCACTCTATGCCTTCTTCCAGGTTCTATATCTAGTTCTATGGTTCACCGTAAAGGTCCTTGAGTCAATGCTCAATGAACATCTTACTATTATTCTACTCTCTACGACGTTCATCGGTGGTCAGGCGGTGCTTATCGGCTACGTTGTCTATAAGAATGCGTTTCTGAATAACGTCGTTCTGAATAATGCTGCATACGAGGTGGAGCAGGAGCAGGAGCAGGAGCAGGAGCAGGAGCTACAGCCTGAGGAGTATGAGAATGCGGACGACGAGGAGGAGAATGAGGAGGACAGCGGTGCCGATGCGGATAACGAAGAAGGAACTCTTAATTCGGTTCCGCCCATCACTACTAACACGCCTGCTACGGCAGCACCCGTTATTAATGATACTTGTGTAGATTGCGACGATGACTGTATGAAGTGTATGCCGCCACTCACCTCACATGGCTTGATGACCGGTCTGAGCGGTGAGATTCCCGCCGGTGTGGTTTGCGAGGGTGGAGTATGCCGCATTGATGGTAATGCGACTGCTACTACTACCGCTGCTGCCAATGCTGCTAATGCTGCCATTAAAAATATGATGGAGGAGTTCGCTGAGAATGTAAAGATTGATTAAACAAGAACTTTACGAAGACGAACCAATAGTTTTAAGAAGGTCGTTTCGCCTTCTGGGATTTCAAACAATAAGGAAAGAGGTCGGTTGACGCTGATGGCACCGGTTGGGCTCACCAGTTTTTCAGCGAATATATAGTTTCTTACTGCTTGTACAATATCCTTATACGGATAGCGCTTCGTAAGGTCTATATTAGGCAAACCGGGTGGCTTTACAGCGAATGTTTCGTTACGAAACGGCGATGACTCTAGGAAGTTGGGGTCGCGGAACTGCTCCAAGGCAAGTTCAATAATAGGTTTTTCAATAGTTTTCATATGATCATCAATATGATTGAAATGTTTTGTTAGCGATTCCATCGTCTCAGTCATTTCCTCCAAATCGCACTCCAGTTCAAAGAGATTGAGAAGTTTTGACGTTTGATTTGTAGTACCGGTCGTGTTGCTTGCCGTGGTGGAAGACGTATCATATCCCTCGGACTCTTCGTCACTCATATCTACTAGGAACGGGTATATCTCGTAGATATGTTCATTTTTTACGATTTATTGGGAATGGGGTTAGTCGCGCCGAATGCGGCTTGTTAACCAACTGACCGGACTGTGAATCTCCCCCTTCCAAAACCACGCATACGTGGGCAGCGGTTGCTCGCTGGTTTCCTTTGCCGCGCGAATCGCATACCACCAATGACGCGGGAGTAGCACAGCGTTGCCTGGGCGCAGTTTGAGTTCAATATACTTGACATCACCAATCCAAGGGATCTCCTTTGTCGTCTGTATCCAGGGATCCTTACCAATAATATCCTCTGCGTCCTTAGCGGGAATAGCACCCTCGTGCGCAATCCATAACTCCAACGGGGTGCCGTCAGTTGAGACAATTGCTGTAAAGTCGGCAACGCCCTTTCTTAGCCCCATCACGTCGTGCTGCTGATATATGTAAGGGGTCGGCGTCTGGGTCGGAACGGTATACCATTGGTGGAAGCCCTCCGCTGCCCAATGCTCAAAATTATTCCGTAATTTCATGGTATCCGCCATTACGGTTAAATCGGTGGGTGTCATATTATTCGGTGTCTGAAGCCATACGTTCCACGTCGTCTTGAACTTCTTTTGATCTTGCCCTTGGACTACGATTGCCCACGTCTTATTCGCCGTCTTCGCATGCGCCCAATTGCCTAACCAATGCTTTGGTAGACTACGAATCACAATCGGCAGCTGCTCATTCATCATTTCCGTCCAATTCGCATTTGCCGTATAATCCTTCTGTAGGATTTGAAACTCATGAATGGCGCCACGATACGCAATAACGGCTATTCCAAAAATCAATAAGACCAGGAAGAGCAGTTCAAATATCATCTCCTGGAATTACGCCGTGACTTTTTGTGTGATGCTGCTCCGCAGTTTGGTAGACAGTTGTCCCACAGACCGGGTAGGAATTGACCCGTCATAATATGACGCACTTCCTTCTTTGTTAATGGTTTTCGCATACTCTTAATTGTTTTTCCTCTACGGGAGAGAATTTCACGCAATTTAAAACCCTTCCCTTTCTCAACAGATACTAAATCATGAAAGATTGGTTTACCATTCGCGGCGTGTATTTTCTCACTGTGAAATGTTTCCATCCTAGTAAGAGTTGAGATTAAAGTTCTGCTTCTTTGTTGATTCGGAGCAAAATTGTTTTATGAATAGTCATAAATTTTGGTAGCAGGAGAATAAAACAGAATCCGAACGGATAGACGCATATTTGTGTCATAGAGTAACTTAGAAGTAACGTGGCAGCGTAGGGAAGCGGCATTACACCATCAATCCTAAATTTGAGCCAATATTTTGAGTAGAGGTCTTTATTTTTTACCAAGCGTAAAAATTTTGCGTAATACGCGCCATAACACGCAAAAACTACACTTGACATACTAAAGAAGAAAATATTCGTTAAAATATTGAGTGGCATGTAAGGAAAAAGGTATCCGTGGGGCGGAGCGAGGATTCTGTCTTTCAAAATATGTCCCGCTACAATAACATAAAAATAGTGGCATAGAAAAATTGGCATAAACGGTTTTGATAAGAAGAACCATACTTGGTCGTGCTCTATGGTTGGAATTCTTTCCAAAGGGTGCCTTAATGGTAAAATATAGTTTGTTAAACATAATTGACAGCGTAATATAAAATCGGGATTATCGGTCACTCTTCTCCATTGTTTTAAACATTGGAGATGAATGTATTTAACACTGCCTATACATTTACAAGGAGTGATAAGCGGATCGGCGGGTATAAGTGTAGGTTCAAAACAGAACCGACAGACGGAGTCCATCTAAGGGGCTTAAGAAAAAAGATTATAAAGTAGAATGTACGTCTCGTGTACTATTGGTGCCGGTCTTGGCAATCGTCTATTCCAAATTGCTGCTATGCTCGGCTATGCTGAAAAATACGGATACAATCCCGTATTTGTCAAAGAATGGATTAATCATAATTCTACACAACTTGGCGGCAACTCCGTATTTGATCACTTTCCTGATATTCCAACAATATCAGTCGGTGACTTGGAGTGGACCGAAATAAAAGAGCCGTTTGAGGGCGCTATGACATATCGCGAACTGCCTGCGGTGAAAGGTAATGTAAAACTCAATGGTTATTTTCAGTCGGAGCGTTATTTTCCTAAGGGTGGTGTGCGACTCTCAGGGGTTGTGCCGAAAACACGGTGGTATCCTACGTTCTTTTTACACGTTCGTCGCGGGGATTACCTCCATCCCGCCAATGCGCACCATTATGTGGACTTGACGCGGTACTACGAGCGGGCACTGGCTCTGTTTCCTAGCGGATCGTACGTACTTGTTTGTTCCGATGATATTGCGTGGTGTAAGGCGACGCTGCCTTCACGGTATCCTGAGGTAGGGGCGGATAAATGGATTTGGTTTAGCGGTGACGAGTATGCGACTCTTGGGGCGATGATGGGGTGCTCCCTTGGTGGCATTTGCGCCAATAGTACGTTTTCGTGGTGGGGGGCTTATTTAGGTCGTGGGTCTGGCGACAAGTTAGTAACTATGCCGTCATTATGGATTCAGTTACGTGCTGGATTCCCCAAGGCGGTTGATATTTATCCTGCATGGGCGGAGCGGGTATCGGTTTAGAGTGCTCCACTAACAGATTCAACCGGTACAGCATTTGAGTATATTTGTAAAAAGCTACTCAAAAGCGCCGAATTTATAAGACTCATTCACGTTTGTTTAGATAACGATGTTGAGCATTGAGCACACCGCGGATAGTTTGCCGGTTAGAGTGGAGACCTGGATTTCTAACAATGTGATTGTAGATTGCTGGGTCTGGACGAGCGCGTAGACGTCTTGTACTGCCTTCACGGTTGGGGCGATGAATTCGTCGTGACGGAGCGTGTAGAGTCCTTTGAGTTTGGCGTGTGGGGGCTCGTACGTTTCGGTGACGGTGCTGCCGTGCTTGTCCTTATGCGTCTTCGTGATGGTTGAGGGAATGTCGTTAATACACGTGAAGAGTGCGGAATCGGTGCCGAGACTGCTCAAGACTTGTTCAACCTCCTGCGCGATGAATCCTTGGTGCTTACGCTTACCTGGGTCTTTTGGCGGGAAAGGGTTGCCGTTGCTGTCCAAACCAACATTTTTACGGTCCTTCCATGTGAACTCAACAGGTCGCAGTTGTTGGATGAAATTGATGCCGAGAGAGGTGTTGCTGATGTTTGTCTTGAGACGCTGGTCTGATGGACCCGCTACATCATAGGTAATTGCCTCTGTTGATGTATCATATGTCAGATAATAACTTCCTTGTGCTGGCTGAATCGTATTTATAAATAATCCTGATGAGTCTGATCTGATATATCCTGCAGATCCTCCAGATTGAATATTTATTTGAGTACCAGTCATCTGTATACTTTGTGCTGTAGCCCCGCCACCTGCTATTTGAATCCCCACATCATCTGTGAGATATAATGAATTAGCACCAGCCACAATAGTAATTCCATTTGAGTTACTAACGGCACCTCCAATACAAACAGTGCCATTACCGCTTGCAGTCACACCTTGTCCAATAGCAATTGCGCTATTACCAGTTGCTATAGCATTATCACCAATAGCAATTGCGAGGTCTCCTTGTGCGTTACTTCCCGCCTTGTATCCAATCGCAACTGAATTTGAACCTTGGTTATTAGATCCTGCATTTGCCCCAATCGCAATTGAATATTGTCCTTGTGTGTTTGAACCTGCTGCTGCGCCAATCGCAATCGCATTTGAGCCTTGAGTCGCTTGACCGGCAAAACTGCCCAAAGAAATATTAGTATCTCCTACAATCCATTGGCTGTTTGACCAATAGAGATAATCGCCGTAGTTTGTTCCTATAGGAGTTGGTCCAGTAGCGCCTGTGGCTCCTGTGGCTCCAGTAGCGCCAGTGTCTCCAGTAGCGCCAGTGTCTCCAGTAGCGCCAGTGTCTCCAGTAGCGCCAGTGTCTCCAGTAGCGCCAGTGTCGCCAGTGGCTCCAGTTTCTCCAGTAGCGCCAGTGTCGCCCGTCGCGCCAGTGTCGCCAGTAGCGCCAGTATCTCCAGTAGCGCCAGTGTCTCCAGTAGCACCAGTGTCTCCAGTAGCGCCAGTAGCTCCAGTAGCGCCAGTGTCGCCCGTAGCACCAGTGTCGCCTGTGGCTCCAGTTTCTCCTGTAGCGCCAGTGTCGCCAGTAGCGCCAGTGTCGCCAGTAGCGCCAGTGTCACCTGTAGCGCCAGTGTCGCCTTTAGCACCAGTATCGCCTGTAGCG